ATGTACTGCTTGAGATAAACATAACTTTGTTCACGTGCCCACATTATAGACCTTATACAAATAAATCTTCATTCCATTCACGATGACCTTCACGGAAAGCCATGTTTGCTTGTGTTTCACGTACTTCAACACGATAGCACCATAGTCGTTCTGCTTCACTAGGTCCCCACATATCTGGAATATACACGCCATTGACATATTTGTAAAGCATATCGGCTAAACTCTCGCAACCGATTCGTGGTAGAATAGTTAACTTAGCTAATTTCTTTTCTTGCAACATTAAGAATGTATCAAGTTCTGGGTCATCTTGTGCAACTAACAATGTATGGTCAAATTGATCCTCAAGAATCTTCTTCAACTCTTTTAATCCACCATAGTCAGCCGCCCAGTTACGTACATCTAAATCGTCTGTGCCGAAATAGAATCGCATACTGAAACTGTAACCATGAATCATATTGCAATGACTATCTGCACGCCATTGACGATAAGCGCATGGAAATGCATCGTGATATTCTTTGGTACTTGTGAATTTATATTGTCTTGCTGAATTCCAACGATGTGTTTGAAATTCGTTTTCGTTTAAGTTTGCCATTATACCACCTCAACTTTCTTTGCTTTGCGTGACAATGCATTATCTATATCATTTTGAGTTAGATCCATCCAATCAGGATCTCCGATTATGCCGGTCTCAATTGAAAGTTTGCCATTTAGATATGTGGATTGAGATATCTCGTAACTTACTACCTTCTTTTGTTTGTCTACATTTTTATAGACACGACTTTTTACTAGAATTGTACCTAGTATAGATTCGTATTCGTAATTACCGATGTAACTGTTATTTGCCATGATTTTCTCCTATGTTAATTATAGCATAGGCAGCAGAATTTGTAAAGCGGGATGATGTCCAGAGGCCGCTATTCTTATTTACCTTTTTTCTGTTCAGCTTCCATAATTCTTTTTCGCAAACTACTGCTACTAAAACTATGGTCACGACCATTATAGATAATCTTAATGTTGCGCTTTTCACAGATTTCCCTACCAGTGAAATCTTTGTCCGCATATTCTATGCCCAGAATACGCACATCAATAGGTAATGTTAATAGAATATCTTCCAAATCTTTTTCTGTGTTATAGATAACAATTTCATCTACTGTGCGTACTGCACTTAAACTGATTTGTCGTTCTACTATACTTTGAATTGGTTCATTCTTTTCTGGTCTATCCCATTGAGCATTGTTTTGCAATCCAGCAATCAAATAATCACAATGATTCTTTGCCTCACTTAGCATTGCAATATGACCTGCGTGTAGCAAGTCAAATTGACTAAAGGTTATACCAATAATCAATCCACGTTCTTTAAGTTCTTTAATCTTATTGAATATCATTCTCTACCCTTAATCTTACGCCATACGACTTCAAAAGTATCTGGTCTTAACATAACTTCCCATCCCTTAGGAATTACTTCTGGGAAAAAATGTGTCTTACCGTTGCTGTGCTTATACAGTTTCATTCTTTAACTCCGAAATGTTTCTTTATAGCATTAGCATAGACATTACTTGAATACTCTCCTGCTGATTCTACTTCCCACGTTTTGCCTTCGTTGATACAGGCTCGCACACATTCCTGAACAGTCAAATGAAATAATCTCTCAATGGCTTCTTGTGTGTAAGTATCTAATTCTTCCCAACAACCATCTGCTATCAACCCTGATTGATATATCAAGTTATCTAATGCTTTGTTCATTTCTGTCTCGCAATTTGATAGAACTCTGCACGTGCCGCTGGGTCAGTTTTGAAACCGCCACCTAAACGACTTGTAACTGTACTACTGCCAGTATCTTCTACACCGCGACTCTTAACACAATAGTGTTGTGCGTCAATCATAACTGCAACATCTTCTGTGTCCAGAATATATTGTAATGTGTGAAAGATTTGTTCAGTTAATCGTTCTTGGATTTGTGGTCGCTTGCTAAAGTATTCTACAATGCGATTGATTTTGCTTAAGCCAAGTACTCTGTCTTTGGGGACATATGCTACAGTAGCAAGCCCATCAATAACAACAAAGTGATGTTCACAATTGCTTTGTACGTTAACATTGCGTTCACATACCATTTCATTGTATTTCATTTTGTTGTCAACAGTAGTACATTTAGGGAATGCTTCATAATCCAGCCCCCAAAAGATTTCATTGACATACATCTTAGCAACACGTTTAGGTGTATCGCATAAACTGTCATCAGACAAGTCTAGCCCTAATGTTTCCATGATACCTTTGAAATGACTTTCAATCAATTCAATCTTGCCTGTACGTGCTAGATGACCTGTATAGACTGTTGGCGTTTCAACACCCATTTTTACTAGATGTTCGTGTACTTTTAATCCTAGTTCAGGATCGGTTTTTGTCTTATTATAACTCATAGATAACCCTCCGTTGTGAGTGTTTTGTTTTGACGTTGTGCAACCTTTGTGTTGCACAAGTATTTATCACTTAGTTTTTGCTTTTGATTTTTTAGTAGAACCAGTTGCCTCAATAACTTCTTTAAGCAGTTGGTCATGATCCCAGATTAGTTCGGTACTACCATCTTCAAATGTTTTAACTGTCAGATGGGTACCTTGATTCATCTTGGGCCAACCCTCTGAAGGAACATTTACTAATTTCTTCTTGCGGGTTGCCATGATTAAGCCTTAGCTTCTTTACGTGCGGCTTTTTCAGCAGTGATTTCGTTACGGCGTGCTTTAACTGCTTTAGCCATTTCTGCTAATGCTTTGCGGGCACGTGTGCCTGCTGATGCATTACCTTTTTCGAATTTTTCGTTCTCCATCAAGTAGTCATCAAAGTGTGATTTAATATCGTTATGTGCGCTCATTTTATTTCCTTTATGTTAAATTATTCTGCTACAGTTTCAGTAGCGTTTTCATACCCACGTGCATAATCTTCTGCATCCGCTTCTGCATTTTCTACATCAGCATATGGGTTAAAAAATTGTTCGTTTGCTAATCCTGATGCATAGCCCTGCATATAGGGTGCTTCTGCGTATAGTTCTATTTTTACTTTTTTCTTAGCCATTATTCTTCCTCTTTATCAAAGGGCCATTTAGCAGTTTCTACTGTGCTAGCCCCGGGATTACCGAACGGCCATGCCGCTGTAGGGTTCAATGGTTTAGATTCAACTACTACTTTCTCTGGCATAGACTCTTTGATTTTTTCACCATTGAATACTTCTCCAGTATCTTCGTTAGTAAGTTCAAGAGGACCATAGAATTCAAATTCAGTATCATCATTAGTCCAACCTAATTCTTCTACACCTTCGTAGTAATTTTCATCCCAAGCTTCGTTGAATTCTTCTAGGTCTTCCTCAGTACAATTTGAACCTGCTTCGGTATCAGCCCAGCAGCCATCCATCATTTCTTCCATTTCCCAACATTCATCGTTATCAAGACAACCAAGCTCATAGCCATCTTCATTAATCAATTCTCTGTCAGTTAATGGGCGTTCATCAGATTCAACATAGAATGTTCCCCAGCGGTAACCTTCTTCACGGATAATTACTTTATCATCTTTGCGCCAAAGTTGTCGCTCAATCGCATTCTTCTTGTGGTATGTTGATAGTTTCCAAGTTGCCATGTTTACTCCTTAATATTTACTTTCACGTGTGTGTTTACGATAATCTGCGCTCATACGCAACCACTGTTCACCATTGCCTTCCATGATATCACAGATACGGTCAATAGTCTTGTCATTCCAATCGCTAATTGCACCTTGATTCTTACTTGGTGTATGTAGCATATTGAATAACTTGATGGTTGCATCTTCTACACTCCATGGAGTATACAGTCTTGTGTGGTCATTAGCAAATGTTTCGGGGAAACTACGATATGCCGGATAGCACACGTTACAACCCAATGCATCTGCTTCACTAACAGTGTTACTAACCCAGTCTTGCAATGCACAATTGAATACAATGCGTGTATCATTCAACAATGCATAGTAATCATTCTTTTCTAGGTCTTCATAAACACGTAGTTTACCTGCTTTACGCATTTCTTGTGTGCGTTCCATGTAGCTACTGTTGTTACTCTTTATCTTACTGCCACTGAATACACAAAACTCTGCTACATTTTCAAAACGCTTATGAAATTCTTCAATCACATCCATATAGAAGTCAGGTTGTTTTTCCTGATCCCAACGTGCTGAGAATGCAATACGCTTTCTACGCTTGTCAAATGGCTTTAGTTCGCCAACACGACTACGCACTTCGTCTTTACCAAATGCTAACCCACTGATATTGTAGATTGGTGCTTTCCAACCTGCAATCTTCATAAGCATTACCATTTCTTCATTAGTAGCAAGTACGCCGTCTACGAAACTGTCCACCATCTTTTCATAGTGACCCATAAAGTTTTGCATACCCCATACATGAACGAAATCATCAGGATCAATGGATTGAGCAAGACAGCGAACAAAGATGCGAGGACGATTAACGTCATCGATTTGATTGAGTATATAAGGTAAGCTCTCGATACCGGGTTGAAACATGTCCTCAAAGTAGATAACATCTTCATTGTTTAGTTCCCCTGCTTTCATCATGCGAATCAAATTCATTAGTTGCGACATACCAAAGTATGTGCGACCGTGAGCATCTAATACTTGACCAGTAACAATTGCTTGGTCGTTACTGAGTGTTTCACCGGGTACAATGACATAATCAATGCCCCGTTTCTCAAAGACAGCACGATTCCACTCTTGTAGTTGTAGAGTGTATCGTGCTTTATAGGGCTCAAGGCCCATATAATATAGTCTACGCATTATGGACGACGGTCTTCTGCCCAACTGTCTTTAGGCCACTTGCCTGTCAGTTGTTTTTGATGCTGGCGATATACATAACTCCGCATATCATATAAATGACTTTCGTCATACTTGTATCCGAAGTCTACACAAAATTCTTTAAACTTCTCCAAGTCATCAAAAATTTGACGAACTTTAGGATTGGGTTTGAATTCAGGCTTTGCCATTTTATTTCCTCTTAGATTGTGACCGATACGTTTGGTCTGGTTGTGTTATAATAAATTGAGCATCCATTCTCTCCATCTTCTGAGACTTCGATTTGAATGTCACGGTCTGGATAACGATTAGCAATTTGCTCATAGAGGTCATCGCTCATCATTTCACAGCTTTTGTTATTCAACTCAAGTGTGCCTTCACCATATAGGTTCTGACACCAACGTTTGAATTGAATAAATTCGATATCACGGTCATTATGCGTGACTTGTATTGCAACACGGAAATGAAATATATGACGATGTGGTGTTCCCAAGAAACTTACATCGTATTCATCACCTGTTGCTAGTTTAGGATCATGTCCTGCTTGTGGATATGCATGAATGCCTTCACGTTGGAAAGTAATCCATATCATTCGTTTAGCACTTGTGCTAATTCTATCACGTTTTTCTTTTCTTGCTTGTTCTACTTGACTCATTTAAAAACTCCTGTTTAGTGTTGCCCATGTTAACCATTGGTGAAAGGTCTTATATACCATTTCTGCTTCATATTTATCTTGAGGTATCTTCTCACCTCGCACATAGAAGCCGTCAGGGGCAATTTTTAACATTTCACTATTACTAGATGACCTAAATGTAATTGTATCTTTCATATTCATATGCGTGATAGGTACACCTACTAACTCTTGTGTTTCTTGTATCATAAAATCATCCATATTAAAACTCAAACAATTCATTGAACTTAGTTAATGAGTTAACAGTTTTCTTGCCACTCATGCCTTGACTACCTGATTGCATTTGCTTCCATAGATTACTATGTGCGTCAATAACTCTATGGCTATCTTGTTTAGTCTTTTGTGCAAATACTTCATCAATCACTTCTTTGAATGTTAGTCCAGTTAAGTCTTGTTTAAGCATTGCGGGCAATACACCTGTTTCATATTTGCGATTCGCTTCTTGAACCGCAGAGATATGCTGATAAACATTATGACTTTGCAACAATGTATAACTCAATGTGTCCCAACTTGTTTTAGTTTCTTTACCGTGTTGACCAATAAACCCATGACCTCGATAGCACAAATCTTTCATTAGTAGTTTATCAGTAACTGGACTATCTGTAAAGACTTTATGGATACCATCAGATAAAACTCCTGTGCTAAACTTACGATTATCATTAGCATAGTCTTTGTTCTCAGCGGTCTTTTCCATACTATATGACCATTTGCTCTCATGTTCAATGTTATTATTGAAATAAGCCAAACCTTTAGCCGCAGAGAAAAATGGGCTAGCACAGTCAAATGTAATTTGTAGTTTTGGGTTATGATTTCTACGAATTGCTTTCTGGATATCACTAAACAATACGGCATATTCAAGTATTGACACACCCAAACAGTGAATCAAGTCATGCTTACCTTCTTGTAGCAACCCATCATAAATGATATCAACCATTCTACGCAACATCAAGTGTACGTCAATCTTTGTTTGTCCACCGAATGCCCAACCATTGAAATGATTATCTGGATAGATATTTGGGTCGCAATACTTTTTCATCTCAGCATACCAGTCATCACTCTGTGTATGAGTACGACCTTGTAATACGTTTAGAAACTTACAGTTACCATTACGATTCTTAATAAAGTATTCATTATTGATATGTGTAGCACTAATAGCTTCTTCAATAGTACTGATACCGTGCAATGAATTACCATTCTTATCCTTCATATCAAAGGTAGTTAGTGATTGTGATGGAATATCTAAACACATACCATAGTCCATGTATGTATCCATCCAGTTTAATACTGCTTTACGCTTTACCATAGCTCGGGGACAGTTAGGATCCTTCCAGTCAGCTGGCCATTGACCTTTAAGAATCTGAAATCCACCACTGTCACCCAACATGAATGTACCCTTTTCACGCTCACGTATGATGCTCTCGGCATGGTCATCAACTGTTGTATCTAAGTTAGCATGACCAGCAGAGTACAATCCCCATTTATAGTAATATAGACCTTCTTTACTGTTAAGAAAGTTTAATTTCTCTACGTCACCATTAAAGGCTGCAGGGATACGTGCGGCATCAAAGTAATTGTCACCTTTGCGTTGCTTACCCAAGCCAGCAATATAAAAACTGCTGACTGCGGGTAAGAACTGTGCCCATTCAGGGTCATGTTGTGCTGATAGATTAACTTGTTCCATTAAGGTCCTGCTTGTACAGTGTCAGATTCATTAGCCCAATCATTTTCTTTTTTGATTAGATTTTTAACCATTTTTATTTGGTCTTCTTTTTGTTTAATTTGTTCAACTAAATCTTTAATAGCTGGATGTTCTGCTGATAACTTTTCTAGTTCTCGTTCTTCATACATTTTTGTACGTGCCCAGTCAATTATACTTTCAGAATCAGGATTTAATCCAACATAGTATGTACCCATGTTAAATGGTTGCCAGGTACTACCATTGTATACTTCCAGACGTTGAATATTAAAATTGTATTGTAATTGCCCAACGCTCATGTAATTACTGTTATTGACATAGTTACTACCAGGACCACCAGTAACTGCAATATACTTGCCAGTTTGACTAATTTGACCTATCATTTTGTTTGAGCAGGAATTAAGTAACGATATGTAGCAAGACCGCTGTCAACAGTAATCTCTGCTACGCCTTGGTCGCTGATACGCATAGTCTTGTCACCAGACAAACTTAGAATATCAATGATTTGCTTAACTGGCCATTGCAATGAACGGCTTAGCGAACCACTAACTTGTGAATGAAACACAAAGTTACCGCTGTGTGTGCTTGGGTCACCGAAATAAACTTTAACATCACCATTCTCAACTTTAGTAATGAATGTTGATTCTTCACTGTTAGCACTTGCTTGTTTCTTAAGACGCATAATACCAGCAACAGTTGGATTAAACTCTACGTTCCAAGTCGCACCTTTGAACAATACGCTTTTAACCTTTTCGTTAACGATTGCTTCTAACATCAAACGATAGTCGTTAACAAAGTCACCTGCTTTTGTTTCAAAGTGAATTGCTTCGGGAGTTGAAACACCATTGCGGTCAACACGTGTGACATTGATTTTTGCATCAGCATCATAGTCATCAAAGCCAATGATAGTTTTAAGTTTACCTAAGTTAGGCATACCGAATGTACCGATAAATTCAGCACTTGGATTCTTAAAAGAACCCTCAACGATAACAGTTTTATCTTCTGCAACTGCGGCAATCTTTGTTTCTGTATCTGTACCAGAAATCTTAATCAAATCAATGACACCTAGACCATGTGTGTGTTCAATCAAGTCTTGTAAATTATCCTTCATATTATCTCCTTGTGTATGTATTTAGGAATGCTATCTGTGTATTATAGTGGAATTTATTGCGAATTGCAATAGCAATTTAACCGAATGAAAACAAATCATCAAATGTATTATTAACAATGGTATTACTACGTAAGTCCCACTCTAATACACCCAATAAGTTGTCAATCTTTTCATCCACTAACGTTTTTTCCATTGCCTCATCATCGAAGGGCAATTCAGTGAACCATTTAGGCAGTCGTAGTTCATCTGTTGGGTAAGCAATTGAAGTAAAGTTCAATGGATTAGGTTTTAGTTTACAAACTACTACCTTCATACCATCAACAATCTTCTGGCTATAGTTATCACCATGTACTCTGCGTAGATAGTTATAGTTCAATGCACCGCGCACGTGACCGGGCATGTTCTCACGACCTTTTTTACTGTTCGCTTCTTTATCACCATACATCGTTAACTTGTTAACTGACTTAGGTGAGCCCTTTGTCCAACTATCTTGCTCAGATAAATTTCGTTTGAATTCTTTGATAACCTCAATGACTTCATCACGACCTTTACCTTCTTGAATGACCATCTTCAACACGTCCATTAGAAACTCTTGTACGTATTTAGGAGTATCAGCACGTTTCAAGTCAAGACCCATAGCCTTAACATCACCTAGCTTACCATCTTTATCTTTACGCTTACCCTCTTTATCAAAGATATTGATAGCATAGCGTTTCTTAGTGATAAAGATAGCACGGTCACCAATCAATTCACGACCAGCTTTAATAATTTCACCATTCTTGCGTGGTGAGTGAAATGCTTTCTCCATGAAGCCAGGGAAGCTTGCGTTTGCTTCGTCTGCAATTGAATCATATAGACCAATACACATATCTTTGTCCCAAGTCAATTCACCTGCATCAATCTGTGACTTTAATACAGTATATGCGCTGAAATAACAACTATCAGTATCGCCATAAACAATTGCTTCACCTTCATGGCTATACACGCCTGCAACACATTCATTGATTTGGCTCATCATATGACGAACAATCTGACGACCACTTAATGTAACTGATTGACCGATACGCTTATCATAGAAACGACAATGCTCATTCAATAGTGCGCCATACGCAGAGTTCAATAAAATCTTTCTAACTAACTGACGCTTATCCCAATACTCGCGGTCTTCATCAGTAGTTGATTCTTTTAGTTTCTTCTGCATTGCTTTACGATCCGAGTACCAGCGAGACAATAGTCCTGGGACTACGCCCTCTTTCTCGTATGTAAAGATTGTACCATTCGCACTAAGCATCCAGGGCTTGTGACTGTCGAACACCATCTTCCAGACTTCAGCCGCAGACATTTCTTCACTGCGTCCATCTTCATAGTCAACAATAAGCATTGTGCCACGCTCTTGGTTCATAATAGCAGTGTACTCTAACGCACCAAACAAACCTTCCCATAGAATAGCACCACCTACGTCATCGTCACCTTCTTTGTAACGTTTCTTTTCTTGTGCTAATCTAAGACCTTTGTCTTTCATGTATTGGTCTGTGAGTGTTTGTCTGACTTGGGCAACAATAGTCTCGCCCGCCATGTTGAGTGCTCGTATGACCGAGGGATAGAGTGAGTTAATGTCAACTGCTCCGACGTATTCGTGCATGCCTCTTTTCGGCGTAGCAACATAGGCACCTGCTGCCTGTTGTGGTTCATCTGCATTTTCAGTTCTCCGTTTTTTATCTGGTACAACTAATCCGCGCTCATGCGCTTCGTTAAAAATAGCCATTTCAATCATTGCCACTGAACCCATAACTGTTGGAAGCAGTACTGTGTTTTCATGTGCCAACGCATTGGCTAAATCTAAGAATTTTAATTTGTTGTGAATCTTAACCAACAACATAGTATCTTGTCTATTGTATTCTAAGAACTTTTCCCAGTCCTTGTTATACAATTGGTCAAGAGTGCCTTCGTATTGTGTTTTGTTCTCACCAACTTCCATTTCACCAATAGCATCTAGTTTATAGCTATGGCGACTTTCGTAGTTGTACTTCTTATAGAGTTGCAAATAGTCCATGTGAATACGACCAACTAAGTCATAAGTCATTTCTGACTTACCAAATCGTTCATATTCTCTTGGCTTAGGTAATTGACCCATTAAACAGAATTTACGTGTATCGTCTTTACTCATTACACGTGTAACACGATTAACCATGTAAGGTATATCGTATCCCTCTGAGTTCCAACCAGTTAATACATCAGCATCTTCAATCAATTCAAAGAATGTATCAAACATTTCCTTTTCACTTTTGAAAAGTAATGTGTTCTCAAACTTCTTTACAATTTCCCATGCTGTTTCGTCACTCATGTGCTTTGGTGGAATGCATAGAGTAATACATTGGTCAAGCCAATCTAAGTAACAAGTGATTGCTGTTACTGGATTGAATGGGTCACTAGTAGGACTGAAACCTTTTTCTGGGTCAAAGTCTACTTCAATGTCAAAGAAACAAGTATGTAGTTTGGGAGGGTCAATGCCTAAGTAGTTTTCGCTTAGACAACGAAATACTACGTTAACATCACTCTCAAATAATTCCTTACCACCATGTATTCTTCGTTCTTTTTCAAACTCTGCACGTTTGCGTGTGCTGAATCTACTTACGGGATTGCCATAGATGCTACGATGCTTTCCCTTATTGTCGGGATAATAGAAAACATAGTTGGCAGGAAACTCATTGTATTGTCTCTTACCATTTTTGTCACGTTCAACGACAAATATCTTGTCATCATCCCGTGAATGAATCGCATCTACATAACTCAAAGAGTTTTACCTGCCGCAGTCAAAATGGTTTCAAGCAATTCTTGCTCTTGTTGTGATTTACCGAATTCTGCTTTATGGGCAATGCGAATAGCTTTTTTAAGTACACTAGGTTTTACTTCTAGTTCTTCTGCTACTGCTTTGATGGTGTCCGAAAGTCCACCGTTTAGTGTTTCAACTTCATGCATGACCTGCATGCCTTCGTTGATAAGTTGTGTTAATTTGATTTTTTGATCGCCGCTGAAAAGTTTAGGTTCCATATGATTTCCTTAGTAAAGTAGTTATTATACACTACTGAGTAAAGAAGTCAATGACTTTGCGTGATTAAGGTTAAATTACCCTTATTGAAAGATTTCTGGGTGCATTTTGCCCCAGACTTTAATGTACTTACCTGCTACCATGTCAGCAAGCATTTCAATTGGGCTACCTGGATAACTATCTTCTGGCTTAATCATGCCAAGTTCGGTTTGACGTTGATGTGTTAGTTCGTGTAACACTGTTCTTAAGATATCAATTAAATTGCGATTCTTTACATAAACCCAAATGTAATTACCAGAATGTAAACCAGTATGATGATTCTTTTGTGCTTCTTCTGTATCATAACTTAATTCAAACTGTGGTGGGTTTTTAATCTTTAATAATTTATAACACCATTCAATGAATTCATATATATGTGCATCACGTTCTTCGTCATTCAATTCAACTGACTCACGCATGTGCATGGGCCAAGGTTTGGGTGATACACGATTACGTTTTTCTTCTTGGTGTTCTTCGTCACGTTTGGCTTGTTTTTCTTTGTCTTTTTCGTATTCATCAAAACCATAATAGACTTTACGGTTTACATTGTTAGTCTTATCCATTTGCGCTAATTCTTTACGCATTTGTGCTAATGATGCTTCGTCTAATTCTTTAACCCATGTATCAGGTGTATTGCCGTATTTTTTAACGAACAAGTCATGTAGTTTCTTACCTGTAATTCCATGTTTCTTTGATACCTTTGTCATTAATCTGTCAATGGTATCATAATCGAACTTCTTCAACGATGGTAGCTTTTTAGCTAACTCGCTTTCTGGACTTTCACGTAGGAATTCATTTGCTCTCATAAGTATGTATTTATCTGAAAAAGCTCACTTTAGAATTTGCGGTAGCGAATCGCTTGTTCTGCCCAGCAGCCGGGCCACACGGTCCTAAGGTAGGTGTGTTCTTAGACGGGACTATATGGATTGCGAAACTTGTCGTATCCATCGTCCTCAGGGTATACAGGGTAATCATTTGGGTTACATAACATAGATATTTCCTACACATCCTCTTAAAACTTCAGCAAAGTATTCAGTTAAATCATCACCGATACCTTGCGATTCATATTGTCTTGTATCTTCATCACGGAACTCTGGTTTTAGATTAAGATATTTACTTGGGTTGCCCCATGCTTGACGACCATAACCTAAGTTAGATGGTAATGGGTTTAATGTAATTGTTCCTGTACCTAAATATTGTGCAAACAATTCGTATAAGAATTCATATGGGCGTTTAATTTCATTATTGCGACTGCTACGCTGTGTGCCAATAGCATTAAACAATGCGTTATATTCTGGTGTTAAATTAAATGACATCCCGCTTCGTGCGGGGCGACCATATTGGTCTTTTGCTACTTTACCATAGCATCGTTCTAACATCTGATTGACTGTGTTAAAGAAATATTGTTCTGCTTCGGGCCATGCACCAGACCTACTAGCACCAACATTACGGTGACCTGCTTGAATAGCGTGACCAAATCTATGTGCCATAATCCAAGGTGTCATCATTACTTTGCTATCACCTTTGTTACCTACAAATACTACGGTGATAGCATCTTCACTACCATCAATAATTTGTTGTGCTTGTTTGCCAAATACTTGTTGAAGTACTTCAGCCTTCATAGGACCATATTCACTATAACGACCTGTACCAGGAATGTTACTAAAGAATAATCTAAAATCGTAGGGAGTTTTTTCAAAGAATCGTTGTGTCTTTAATTGATTAGTTGGGTGAGGTACTAATCTTTTATCAACACCTCTGAATGGTCCTGGTTTATCAAAATCACCCATAGGAGTGAACTGTTTAAGAGCCATCTCATCAACAGTATTCTCATTGATAAACTCGGTTGCTCTCA